AAGTAGGCAGCCACCCTACCTTTTCGGAAGACCATTTTTGACGTGACGAAAAGCCTCTGACCTGCGGTTATGCTCGTCGTCGTGCCAGCGACCGGTCGATTTGGCCCTGAGCAGCGCGTTTTCGGCGTTCTGCGGCCAACGCTGGTCGCATACCCCCCCTAAAATCGAGAAGGCCCTCCGAAAAAAGGGGGGGTATACAGAAAAGTGTGGAAATGACCACGGATAACCCTTCGCGCGCAGAATATATGCGGAATTGGCGCGCGAACAAGAAGGCGCCGCCGGGGAAGGTTACCTCGATCCACAAGGGTGCCCCCCAGCGCATCCCAGACGGCGCCGGCCCCGCCGAGCGCGCCGTCCTCGAGGAGTTGTCCGCGCTGACATCCGCCGAGACCCGCAAGGGTGCGGCCCAGTCAGCGATTGCACTGGCGCGCATCCTTGACAATCCGAACGCGATAAGTAATCACGTGCAGGCGGCGAAGGCGCTGCCGGTGGTTCTCGAGGATCTGCGGAAGGGTTCGGCGCGGCGTAAGGGCCGGTTGGCTAGTGTGCAGGCGATGACGAAGACGGCGACGGGAACCTAGCCACCGTTTTCGGGGCAGTACGCCTTAACCCCGGCTCTGATTACCCCGGCGGCCTGCTCGACGGAGGCGCCGAATTGGTTTTGGATGTTGAGGCGTACTCCGTAGACAGCCCAGACGTGGCCCCAGTTGTCGCAGGCGGCGTGTCCGGATGCGATGAGTTGGTCGGGTGGCCCTTGGACTCCGAGTGCTGCGACGGCTCCTAGGAATTGGTCGTCTGGGGTGGCCGCGGAAGCGATGGGCGCCATCGCCACGGCCATGCAAACCAGGGCTGTTGCTCGGATCATCCCACCAACCTCCCGACGTATTCCGGGCAGAAGGTGTTGACGGCGATGCTGACGAAATCAGCAGCCGCAAACGTGGGCAGGCCGGTATTTATTCCGGTGACTTTCACAATCTCTGACCGCGGATCGCCTTCTTTGAAAGCGGGACAGATGGTGTGTGCATTGTGTAGCGTGCCACCTCGGTCTTCAGGGATGATGCCGTCGGCGGCAAGCCATGAGATGAATCTGTCATCGGCCGAGACTGGGGCGGGCACGGACGCAGGCGGTAGGGCGCTGGGCAACGGCGCAGCAGTGGCTACTGGCGGCGTCTGCGTGACCGTCACCGGCGGGACGGCCGAGGCCGGGGCCTGAACGGTAACGGTCGGCGGCGGCGGCGTGGTGATGACCGCCGTTTGCGGCCTCGTCTGCTGCGAGCTGAAGAGCCCGAGGATCGCCGCAGCCGCGGCGCCACCGACGAGCAGGAGTGCCGCGCCGCCCGTTAGCGCGGTAGGCCAGGACCGGCGCGGGGTGCCCGGTTCGGGTTCGTCGCCGGCGAGGCCCCAGGCGAGTAGGGGTTCCGGGGCTGCCGCGGTGGGCGCCACATCGGTGTCGTCAAGGATGGTCATGGCGGGATTTTAGTGACAGTTGAGCTTTTTGGATATACCGAGCCGAGAATCTTTACGCCGCCGCGACGTGAATTGACCCCGCAGAACTCGCTGGGGTTCTCCGCGATCGCGTTCGCGGAGAAGATGCTGCGGATTAAGTTATTCCCCTGGCAACGCTGGCTGCTGATTCACGGCCTCGAGCTCAACCCGGACGGCAGCTACCGCTGGCGCATCGTCATCGTTGAGGTGGCACGTCAGAACGGTAAGACGCTCGTCGAGATTGTCCTGGCGTTGTGGCACATGTACGCGCTGCGTTCGCACACGGTGATCGGGACGGCGCAGAACCTCGACAACGCGGAAAAGGCATGGAAAGAGGCCGTGTCGCTGGCGCAGTCCGACGAGGAGCTGGCCGAACTCATCCCGAACGACGGCATCTACCTGGGCCATCCCAAGCAGTTCATGATCGTCCACAACGAGGACGGCCAAGAACTCACCAGCGAATACCGGGTCACCGCCGATGGCCGCGGCTTTTCCGGTGACCTGATCCTGATGGACGAGCTGCGTGAGCATCAGAACTGGGATGCCTGGGCGGCGGTGACGAACACGATGAACGCGCGTCCGAAGGCGCAGTGCTGGACGTTCTCGAATGCTCCGAATGCGCTGGGTGTGGTGTTGCGGTATCAGCGGGCGCTGGCGCACCGCGAGCTGGGCTGGCCGGACGACGACGAGGACATCCAGGGCGCCATCCTGGGTGAGATCGCGGTGCTGCCCGAGTTCGAGGGCATGCCTGAGGTGGAGTTCGACACCGGGTTCTTCGAGTGGTCGATGGCTCCGGGGCTGCCGCGTAATCACCCTGACGGCCTGATGCACGCCAACCCGTCCTGCAACCACACCGAGATCACGGACAACTGCCCGACGTGGCGCACGCTCATCTCCGGGCTGCGCAACAGTCCCGCGCAGGTGGCCGAGGCGGAAATCTGCTGCCGGGAGACGACGATCGGTATCGGCGGCCCGTTTCCGGAGGGTTCCTGGGATGCCACGACCAACGCTCAGGCGCGCCCGGCCGACGGCGCCAAGATCGCGGTGTGCGTCGAGGTGTCGAATCGTCGCGAGCACACGTTCATCACCCGCGCGGGCATCGCGGCCGACGGCAAAGCGGTGGTCGGTGTCGCGATGGACTCCGCCGGCACCGACTGGGTGATCGACTACCTGAAGGAACACCGTAAGACGTTCGCCTCGGTGGTCGTCAGGTCTGGTGCGGCGTCGCCGGTGCAGTCGCTGCTGGATGAGATGCGCAAGGCGCGGCTGCCGGTGACGGAGTGGAAAGGCATCGAGATTGCCGCGGCGCACGGCCAGATGTTCGACCGGCTGCGCGACTCCACGATCGAGCACCTGCCACACGGCGGCCTGGATACCGCGGCCACCTCTGCGATCGAGCGGATACTGCCCGGCGGCGGCTGGGTCGTCGACCACAACAAATCACCTACCGACGTCGCGTCCCTGCTCGCCGCCATCGGCGCGGTGTGGGGAGTGGCGAACCTGCCGCCCGTGCCCCGGGTGCACGGGTGGGACATGGACAAAGTGAAGGAACGTGTGCGTGACCGAACCATTGCCAGAGCCGGCGCGCAAGCGGCGCCTATGGACGCCAAGGCCTAAGCGTAAAAATGCCGAAAAACCCCCCATTTTGCGCGAAATCGCCTCGAATTCGGCCGAATTCGCCGGAATTTGCTCCATTTCCTACGGTGCGTGGCTGATTACGCCGTCGGCGGGGTTCATCGCGGCAGGGTGCGGGCTGGTGCTGCTCGGCATGGGCGCCGGTAGGGGCGCATGAGTCTGCTGGCGCGGCTGCTGCCGCAGGCGCAGTCCCAGGCTGTCGCCCCGGCGGCCCCGGAGCGGCGCATGCTGGTCAACTCGGTGTTCGCGCCGTCGGCCTATGACGGGAACGCGATCACGTCCGACCTGGTCGGCGAAGTGCGGGCGATGCAGTCGATGGCCGTCTTCGCGTGCGTGCGGCTGCTGGCCGACACGATCGCCTCGATGCCGTGGTATGTATACCGCCGCGACAACGACAACATCCCGCACCGCATCTTCCCGACGCCGCAGGTGGCGCGCAAACCGTGCCCGGCGATGGATCTGTTCGAGTGGAAATGGATGGTCGTCGCCACGCTGGCGCTGCGCGGCAATTCGTTTCACATGATCACCGGCCGCGACAGTGCCGGCAACCCGACGAGCCTGCTGCCGATCCATCCCGACCTGGTGTTCCTCGAGCGCCGCGACAACGTCCTGGAATGGTACGACCCGATTTACCGGGTGGTGGGTGAGCGGGTGGACCGCGAGGACATGATCCACATCCGCAGGTTCACGCTCCCAGGACAGGCGATGGGCCTGTCGCCGATACAGCAGGCGGCCCGCGCGATCGGCATCAATCTGGCGGCCGACGAATACGGCTTCCGGTACTTCAAGGATTCCGCGTCGCCTTCGTCGGTGCTGCGCACCGAGCAGACGGTCACCGACGACGAGGTCCAGCAGATCCAGGCAGAATGGATGGCCTCGCACGGCGGCCACCGGTATCCGGCGGT